ACTCACCCACAGAAGTTGAACCATTACTGCAAGAATCGCAGCAGATGAGAGAACAATGGAGAGTTGGAGCGCCATGCCAGCGTACGAGAACCAAGGACTCCGTGTCTTGGCGAGGTCACGCGCAGCCTCAGCAGCCCGAGCCTTCTCAGATATCTCCTCCATGTCGGCTCTTTGCTTCGCTTCCTTCTCCGAGGCTCCAGAGGTCTCATAGATCGTTGCCCTGACATTTTTGGCTTGATACCACGCCCAATAGTTATTTGCTTGAATCGTGTTGTTCAGGACTTTGGAGGAGTTAGACCCACCAAACATCCCATTCACGGCCAGGATCAGCGCAAAGATAGAGATCGTGATCGCGGCCCATTGTTTGACATACGCCTCACGCTCAGAGCGAGACATCGTGTTCGGCAGGACTCTCAAAATCCACACTCCTTAGAAGACGTGCAATGGCTCCATCCTAGATAAGCCATGTATGCCATAGCACAAAGTGCTATAGCGATGATCGTCGCCCCAACGGTGGCCTCAATCATCTGAGCGATCTGTTTCTTTCGACGGGCTGCGGCTTCCTTCTCACGCTTGGCCTCGAGTGCATCATCTCGGTTCATCTGAGCCACACGGATTTGGATGTTTTCCCAAACATCAGCGTTCCCCGTGGTGAAGAACATCATCTTCAGTTCGTCTTCGAACTGCTTTTGCTGCATCAACTGGAGTTCGGCCTGGATCGCCGCCCCCATGTTGGAGCCGCCCTTCTTTTTAGCCTGCGCTACAGCCTTCGTTGCCTCGTGTTTGGCATCGAAGTATTTACCCAAAAGAGGCCCAAGACTTCGAACATCGTCGACAGCCTTGGATGCCTTCTTAATCAGGTTAACCGCTGACGATACAGCAGCTATCGCGGTCAGCGGATCGACCATGCTACAACTTGGTCACTAGACCAATCAGAAGAAGAATGATCGCCCCGGCGCTGGTAATCAGAATCTGCTCAAGTCGCTTCAGACGAGCATTGATGCCAGCATAACGCTCGGCGCAAACAGCTTCATGAGTCATGAGCTTGGACTCCACTTCACTGACCATTTCACACTCCAGCACTTGCTCCACCGATTGTTATATCGGCACTACCCATTGAAATCACATCTGCGGCACTTGCAGTAGTGCCAAGATCAATCTCAATGACCGTCATCACCTCTTCCGCAGGCGTGGCCATCCACTTCTGCTCCGACTGGCTCCAGTTGTAAGCCATGCCGGGTTCGTTCGGGCACACGGGTCTGACAACCCATCCGGGCGGGAACCACCACACCACCTCCTGACCTTCGCCGGGAGTCGGGGCCACCTCAACTTCAATCCATCCCTCAGTACCGTCAGTCTGAGGCTTGGGAATAGAACCGTTCTTGGAATAGAGCATGGTTGTCCTCAAGAAAGCGGGAACGGCGCAGTCGGCGCGGTGAACGATGAGGTGTAACGGGCTACGCCCTTGGTGATGCGGAGGTCGTCGATGTAGCCGTTCCAAGGCCAAGCGGCACCGTTATTTTGAACGCCAATATAGAGAGTCTTGGAAGTTGATCCAATCGAATTGGAGTTTGTGTAACTGCCTACGCTCGACCCATTCACATACAGCGTCACGGTTGATCCGTTGCGCACAGCGGCAAAGTGATACCAAGCCCCGGTGGTAATTCCTGCGGTGTAGAAAGAAGTCCCGGCAGAGGTCAAAAACCTCATGTTCCCGTTATTTTCTATTTGAACTAACCACTCATCAGTAGTGCCTGTTGTCCAAGTCCCACCTAAAACGTAGTACGCATTGGCAAATGAACTAAGGTACAGCCACCCTTCAATCGTGAAGTTGCCCGTGCCGAAGTTGATGTTCTGACTGTACGGGACAGTCAACCAATCACCACTCCCATCAAAGTACATCGACGACCCACCGAACTTGCTCTGCGCGGTGCTGATCTGCGCGTTGCCAACCGTCTCAAGGTTGTTCATCTCGGCGTTGTCGAGGATGCCTGCGTTAGTGAAGTTGCAGAGAAGTTGGGTGTTGGTAACTGCGGTTGTTGGGGCAGTCGGAACTGTTATTGTTAAAGCAGTGCCCTTAATAACTCTTGCTCCGCACACATAGCCAGTCAATCTTTGATCGCCTGTATCACTGGAGCCAATACTAAGAACAGCAGTTCCCGCAAAAAGCGCGGAGGATGATGTGGTGGTTGTTCCGGCAACACCATTTATGTATGGCGTAAATGTATTCCCGCTTCTAACAAGGGCCACATAATTCCATGAATTCAAATTCACGGAACCCATCGATACGCCACTTGCAATGTTCCAACTTGACCCGTTGCCGGAAAGATAATAAATAAACTGAGAGCCATCTAGTCCGATGGCATAACTTGCTTGATTGCCTGCGCCAGTGCCTTTTGCAATAAAGATTTGAAGCGATGCTGAACTGGCAGAAACATAGACCCAACCGTCGATGGTGAAGTCAGAGGAGCCAAGTTGCAGGGCCGTATTGTTGGCCACAGTCAGATAGTCCCCCGTCCCATCAAAGTACCCACTCCCGCCATCAGTGCCTGCGGCATAGGGCGCAGTCGGATTGAACGGGCTGAAGCGTTGGACGCTCACATCGCCGTTGCGCGTGATGGTGAATGCGTTGGTGCTGTTGTCGATGAAGCGGTTGCTTTGACAGGTCAGCAGCGAGGTGTTGGTGATGGCCGTCAGCGGAGAAGTGCTTGGGGTGAAGTTGGAGGTATAGACCGCCGTGCCTTTGACGATACGCAAGTTGCTGATGTAGCCCAAATATGCGCGCCCGCCTCCACCAAATGTTTGGTCATTGCCAATTGTCAGTTGATTGGAACTTGCACCAAATGCAACAGAACTGGTCGCAGTTGCGGAAGCAACACCATCTATATATAAGGTAAATGCTGTACCATTTCTAACCCACGCAACATGGTGCCAACCTCCATCTCTATATGATGTGGTGTTGGCAACCATAAATGTTGCACTTGTTGAAAAATCCGCCCAATAAATTGTCATGGCAGAACTACTGTTGCCATTTAACTGAATAGACCAACCGCCTGTATATGGAGCGCCACCCCACTCTCTCGTAATAAGAGTGGCATTTGATGTTGTTTGCGTTGTGTTTATCCAAAACTCAACAGTAAAATTACCACTTCCAAAATCAAATGCGGCGTTGCTTGCTGCTGTTAAATAATCCCCGCTGCCATCAAAGTAGTTCGACCAGTTGCTCCCATACGGGCTAAACGTACCCTGCGTCGTGTTGCCGTTGCGGGTGATCGTGAAGTTGTTGGTGCTGCTGTCGAGGAACGTGTTGTTCTGCGCCCCGTTCGTGCCGTTGCCAGAAAGAAGGAGGGTGACGTATTTGAAATACTCATCCACCGCTGCGGCAATCTTGCCCAGCATCCCGAAACCTCGGGCAGCAGCCGCACCAGCTCGCGCAAGAATTGGCATGGTCGCTCCTTACTTGAACTGAACCTGAGCAGCAAACACCGTGAACGTGGCCGAGCCAGTCTTGACGATGGTGTACGAGTACGCATCAATAGATGAAGCATTACCCGTAGTTGGAGCAGTACCACCCTGCCACTTGGGAGTCACGCTAGACCCGTCCACTTGAACGGCAGAGTTGTAGTAAGCCGTTGAGCCTTGAGTGACCAAGAACACCACGGTAATCGACTCACCCGTGTCCATGATTGTGTTGAGGCTCGTGCCGCTTGATCCACGGAAGTTCACCGTCCAATTCGCAGATGCGTTGGAGGTGTAATACAGAACCGACTGAGTGGTTACGTCATAGTTGATCGTGCCAGTCGCGGCAGTAGCAGAGACCGTGCAAGTCTCTTTGGTGTTCACAACCTTCTGAGCGGCTACGCTAGAAGACCCAGAAAAGGTCTGTAGGGCCGTGAAAGTGTTTGCGGTACTGGTGGACAAGGGAGTCGCAAAACTCAGCGTCCCAGAGCCGTTTGTGGCAAGCACCTGGTTCGCCGTGCCATCCGCGCTAGGAAGCGTCCATTGCACGTTAGAAGCGATGGAAGCAGGAGCGATGAACCCGACATAGTTCGTGCCGTTGTCGGTGTCCTCATACAGCTTCAGATCGGCTCCAGAGGAGGAAGTCCCCTTGGCCGCGAGCGTTCCTACAACCGTGATTGAGTCACCCGCAGCACCAGACTGGAAGTCCTTGAGCTGGGCCATAAGCTCACGAATGGCATCGTTGATACCACTCGGGGGACAACCTTCCGCGATGTTGATGCCATCGATGTCGGTGTTATCACTGGCAGTGGTCGAAAACTCTGAGATTTTTGCGCGTGGCATCTGATGCTCCTTGATCGTCGCAGTTTATTGCTGATTCTCTTCTTCGCGCTGACGAAGTTGATACAAGAGATTAAGCGTTCTGAAGTCTAGGGGAGGCAATTGCTGCCCGATGGCTGTGGCCCGTGGAGTAATCCTGAATTCTTCAGGCAATCTAGCCTCCAGGTCAAGCAAACCTCTTCCAACTTGTCCCGGCACTCCAGCAGCACGGCCTGCATAGTAAGCAGATTCACCAACAAGCCTAGGCGAAGATGCCGCAGCAAGAGCGAGAGCCTCTGGAGTTCCTGCTACCTGGAATGCTCCCAACACACCCAATGGGCCTGTGGCCTGCTGAATGCCTCGAGGAATCGGGGAAGACAAAGCCTGGCCAGCCAAGGCCGGGGCGAGCGCCCTTCCTCCTTGTTCTTCAAGCTCCTTCATCAGAGCCAGTCGCTGCCCGTAGTTGGTATTGACGTTGTTCCGCATGATTCCTTGCAGCTTACGAAGCGCAGTATCAGCGGAGGCTCGTTGACCAAGAGACAGAGACTTCTCAACCTCACGAATCAGATCAGAGGCTTCTGAATAAGCCTTCATCGTCTTATCGTAGGTCGGGGCTTGCTTGGAAATCTCACGCTTTGTGGCGTCGTAAACATTCCCGACAACAGCGCGAGCGTTCTTTTGCTCAAAAGGAATCTTGTCCAACTCTGCGCCGATTCTTTGCTTCAGCGCGTCTAGTCCTTCAGGGGTGTGGAACTCTGCCGGATCAAGAGCCTTCCACTCATCAACGATTGTTTTTACATCTTGCAGCTTTGAATTAGCAAGCTCGTCCTTTACCTGGCCCTTGAAGGTGGTGCGCTCAAGCGCCTTGGTCACCGCATCATCAACGCCAGTCAGATCAAGAACGGATTTATCACTCTTGATGGCCGTCATCGACTTGCGATAGTCAGCTTGGCGAACATCTGCGATTGTTTGCAGATTCGCCTTTGCAGCATTCAGTACATCTTGCATATCCGCTTGACCACGGACATTAGCGCGGAACGCTTGAGCGGCCTCTCCACCAGCTTTACCAGCCTTGAATGCCTCTTGGACGGGCTGCATTCCAGCACCAGTAGTCATCCCCAAAATGCCGGGAAGAACAGTTCCAAGACCCGCAGATGTGGCCTTTACTGTTGCAGACAGCGGATCAACATAACTCGCTGTCTTTGAAAGCACATCAGCCACTGTAGTGGTCGCTCGTCCAGCAGTAGGAGCAACTTTGCCAACAGCAGTCCCTGTAGCGCGTGTAAGTCCAGCGCCACCAGTAAGAACCGTTGACACATCAGCCAAGAATCCGGCTGGGTCTTTGGCGATGGTTTGCTTCAGGTTCTCAGTCCCACCATATCGGTCAGCGTAGAACTGGGCAACCTGTCGAGCCGCCGCTTGCGAGGCAGGATCAGGGCCAATCGCATCAACTACCGACTTTGGTAGGATGTTCTGAAGAGTCCCGGCAGCGACATCAAGGATAGCCTTGGTCGTCTGGACAGGGCTTGTCACCACTTGATAGATGTCTTGAGCCATCTGCCCAAGAGAAGACGGAAGGTTCTTAATTGCCTGAGTAGCGACCTGAGCGCCCGTCAAAGGCTTTTGCTCAGGAACTGCCTGCCGAAGCATCTGCAAGCCTTCGGTGGAAACATCCTTCAGTCGCCCCTCGCGGAGAGCGATCAAGTCGGCTGTTGAGAGCTTAGACAAATCCATATCAAATGCCTCCACCGCGAGACTTCAGCTCGTCATCAATCTCTTTTTGAGTAGGCATCCTCGGAGCTTGCGTCTGCTGTCCAACTATTTTCGCAGGCTGACCAAGCAAGATGGAACCCTTCAAACCCTGAGATTGGCCGAATTGGAGATATTCATCGCGTTTTGTGTTGTAGGAGGTTGCCGCAGCGTTATACAACTGCTCAGCAACATTCCTGAAGTCAGCACGCTGCTGCCCTGTCAGCTTGGTTCCATCAATGATCTTTTTAGCAACATCTGTGAACCGATCAAGAGCACCAGTTGCCTGCATCGCCAATAACAATTCAGACTCTCGAACCACCGATCCAGGATCAAGCAGCTTCATGAACTTGGTGGCAGCAGTCAAGTCGCCAGCCGGTGACTTCTCATTGAGGCCAGTCGTGATCTGCTGGAATGATGCACGCATTTCATCAAAGGCTTTGTAAACAGGCTCGCCCTTAAATGCGCTAGCCAGTTTCATTTCATTCTCAAGGCCCTTTTGTCCTTCACCGACATTAACTTGGGTTGCTCCTGCTCGCTTGCGTTCAATAATGTAGTTTTGAATTTGTGATCGCTGTTGTGTGGATAACTGGCTTACAGGAACATTGATCCCAAGCACTTGCATGGCTTCAAGAACCTCTCCAGCAGGCTTTTCAGTCTTCCCGGCTCCAGTAGCAACAACTCTTGCCTGCCCTTCTGGAGTGATCTCCGTAAGCGTTTCCTCTGCTCCAAGTTTGATGCGCTCAGGAGCATTCAGCTTGCGGAAGGCTTCGATGGTCGGCAGAACCTTACCAGCCACGCTTGGGGCTTGCGTCAGAAGCCGCTGAAGCGTGTTCATGTCGATCTGAGGTTGACCAACACTTACGCCAGCACCAGGCATGATGTTGCCTTCGTCATCGCGCAAAGACCTTTGCGTCGGTTGACCGTAGAAGGTTGGAGTCTGTGCGCCAGGACGCAGAATCTGAGGGAGTAGGGCTTGTGCGGCCTGCTGCTCTTGACGGAGTTGCTGCCGCTCGGCAATCTGCTCCTTCATTGCCTGCTCTTGAAGAGCGCGGTTGTAGGCTCCTTGGTAAGCCTGCTGGCCTGCGGCTACACCCTGCGCCAGAAGTTGGCCCACACCGCGACGCTGAGTACTAGGGCCAGACCCAGCAAGTAAGGATAGACCAACATTCATGAGTCCTTGTTGTTGGGCTTGTTGCCGAAGACGAGCTGCTTCATCCTCTCCGAAAAGAGCATTAGCGTAACTCGGGCTTTGTCCAAAAAGTTGAGCAAAAAGTTCATTCATATCACCCACCCAAAAGGCCAAGGAGACCGCCGCCAATCGCGCCTACAGGCCCGAACATCTGACCACCCGCCAGAGCGCCACCAAGAGCGCCAGCAGCGCGGTTCGTATAGACAGGAGTCGTTTGAACGGAGCCTCGAGGAGAACCCTGCACGGCCGCCAGATAGTTCTGAAGCTGCGCCTGTGGCAATCCCTGAAGGAAGTTGAAGCGATTGATGTCAGCCTGGAGCGCGGCTTGTTGGTAAGCCTCTGCGGTCTGCCCTGCACCCATCAGTTGCTGAATGTCACCGTAGTCAGCCGCCGCCAAAGCAGGAGCGCCACCGATCATTGCCTGCTGGCGAGCGCGTTCGGCTTCGTAGTTCTGGTATGCCAACTGTCCAGCAGTGTTGGCAAGAGTCTGAGCCAACTGACCAGAAGCCCGGTCTTGAAGCTGACCCATCGCGCCCGATCCGTATCGTCCAGCCTGAGATGCTTTGGAGGAAATGCCCTGCATCGCGTCATAGAAAGACTGCTGTGCGGCTTGTGCAGCAGGCTGAAATGCCCCCTGGAAGAAAGGGTTTCCACCTAGGTATTGACCCTGAATAGTGGAGAGAGCCTGCTGTTGAGCGCCAGGAAGCAGGGGAGAGCCGTAGATCGCCCGATTCTGGAGCGCGGTCAAACCCTGCTGGGTCTGCGCGGAAGGCCCAACAAAGGTCTGCCCAGGGTAATACTGAGGAGTTTCGGTCTGATAGAGCCGTTGGGCTTCGCTCAGACCATATTGGACGTACGGACGGACTGCGGGATCGAGTTCGTTCGTCGTCGTTTGAGTTCGCGTAGAACCACCCATTTAGACCTCCAGCGCCCACGAGCGGGGCTTAAAACCTAGTTGCTTTGCCTTGCGCGTCCAACCAGGTCGCCAAGATTCAAAAGTGAGGCGTTTCGCATCACCGTGTTGAGCAATGTTCATAAGATGCTGCCAGCCTGCGTCGAAGTACCCGACTTCGGAAAGGTACGCGCACCAAACATGGAGTGCGTCGTTTCGGGGCTGGAGAACCATGAACCCGATTGGCCTTGCGTCTACCAGGCCGACCCAGAGCATAGATTTCCCGTTAAAACAGTCTGTGTAGACATCCTCGGGAATCCATCCTTCCGGGGTCTTGTGGAGAATCTTCTGCAGTCCTGGTCTGACGAATCCCCACCATTGTCGCAGATCGTTGGGGGAAATCAATCGTACTTCCATCATCCCACCAAAATGTAAGCAAAGGTCTTATCGGCTGTGGAATTAGCGTAATGGCTGATAGTTGCCGATCCCTGAGTCTGCGATGAAACGTACACATTTGCAATGCTCGCCATTGATACGCAGTTTGCCGTCACGATTGCGCTTGGAGTCGCCGGACGGGTAGGGGTTGTCTGGGTTGGGAGCTGCTCAAGCGTCACTAGGGTGGAGGTTGTCGCCCACATGATCTCCATGTAGTCATTCGCCGCCAGCTCAATAAAGTAATTCAGAGCCGCGATCAGATGGCCGTTGATGCTGCCATGCTTATTTGGGATTGAGTACCGGCTATTACTTCCGGCCACATCGGTTCCGTTCTTCCTGAACCAGATGTCAACATCCTGAATCTGTGAGTCGGCGTTAGCAAACTGGAGAGAAAACTGGATGTTATACGTCCCAGGGTTCTTGAAGTTGACCCGAGAACTGTTGGAGACCGTGACCCCGTTTGAGTAATCAGTCGTGTTCAGGGTGACCGCATAGGCCGCAGTCGTAGATGCCGCAGTCTGATCGGTGGAGTCCTGAAACGCCCCGAATGGGAGTTGGTCTGCATAAGCCGCAGCAGAGAACGGGAGAAGAACTATCTTCGTGTCTGGGCTAATTCGCTCATCGTAGAGCGTGGTTGTGAGCGCGCCCCCTGTGTTGAGAGTGACAGTCCCGGTATTGTTGGACTTGCCATTCATCAACCCATTGACTACCTCAGCGATGCCGCGAGGATCAGCGCCAAATGGGGGTAGAACACGAAACATCATCGCCGACCTCTCGGAACGACATTGATGTCAACACCAGCCACAGTCGTCCAGTTCCCTGTAGGCACAACCTTAATCCGGTGGTACTTTCCTGAGCTTCTGAGAGAGACTCGGTTCTCGTTACTCGCGGCTACAGCAGTTGAGTAGAAGATCGTATCGTCTAGCATCTCTCTAGAAGCCACAGCAACAGTCGCAGACCCATTGTCTACCTGTGGACGGGCTAGAGTGATGATGCTCGGAGCAGAACTCAGATCTCCAGTCTCAATAAATGCAGACTGACTTGCGCCCTCGAAGGTAACGATCTTTGCCCCAGTTGCTCCAGAGAAAATGAACTTACCACCGAGCCATTGGCGCGAATCCAAAGACGCCGGAAGAGCATCAATAGACATCGAGAACAGGTCTAGCCCCTCGAGCGTCACCCCAGGAGTCGCAGCAGAAGCGATGATGTTCGCGGTTGTTGTGCCGTAAGACCATCGGCCAAGCTGCCAGTTATAGATCAACAGAGAGTAACCGCCGCTGATGTTCTGATAGCACCAGATCACTACCTTCTTGACCGGATCAATGGCCGAGCTGAAGTTCGCATAAGAAGGAAGGATGTCGTCCCAGAACCAGCGATCTACCTTTTCCGCGCCGATTGGAGTGACCTTCTGTCCATCACACATATAGAACCCGTCATCAGACAGGAAAAAGGTCACATTCCCATACTGACAGACCGATCCAGGCTCATAGCATCCGATCTCGCGGGAGATGGTGTCAAACTGGAAGAACAAAGGAGAGCCGATATAGCTCATCCGAACCAATGCCTTCTCGAGCAGGACTAGCCCAAACTCTCCACCAGTTATCCCCTGGATGTCCCCACCATCAGGAATATCCTGGTAATCAGACTGAGAGGTAGGCCCAGAAGTCCAGTCTGTTTCATCATTGATGTCAGACCATTGGACTCGATTGGGATAAGAAGCGATGTTTGCCGCGACCACGAAGTCTCGAACAACCGTGATGTACTCGGCAACAGGAGCCGCCGCAGCGACATCAGCGAATGCGGTGCTTGAGTTCAGGGTGAACGACTGAATCTTGGCGTTATTGTTGGTCGCAAGGACAACATCACCAAATTGAACGAATCGCCACTTTGAATTGGTGTAACCACCAACCTTAGAGACATCAGACAGGTTGCGAGTGCTTGAGTCGTACTTAAACAGCTTTGTTGCGCCACCCGCAAACAAGCTAGAAGTGGCAGAAATCTTCCCAGAGAAGATGCCGTTTAAGTTCTCAGAGGCGGCATTTGAGTAATCGGTTGTGGATGGAACAGGCCCATACCCAACTTGCTGCGGATAAACGTTGTATGCCGCCTGGAGCGCGCCTGCGATACCCGGCTGGTCTGGGAGCCACTCTCCGAATGTGATCTTGGTTTCAGGCATATCAAATCCTTAGAGTCCATGAGCCGCCAGCGGCAGGAACAGGAACCCATGTGGTAGTGTCAACCGCCACATCATCCCAAGTATCGGAAGATTCCGACACCGGACTCCACTCCTGGCCCTGCTTAAAGCCGTCGCAAGTCACAACAGCTTGGGCAGTAATCGACGCAACAGGCGCATAGATCACATTTGCAGAGCATGAAACATCCGCAATTGTGATGACACTTGCAACACCTTCAGCAACCAGTCCACCGTTGGCGGTGAACTCAGCAGACGCGCTGATGTCGGCAACCCCCTGCTGGATTCGCTCAGCATTTGCCTCGCAAGTCCCCGATGCAGTAATTGATGCCGATGCACTCTGAATCAGTTGAGCAGAGGCAGAAACACTTGCGGATGCTGTGATTGATGCAGAGGCTTGCTGAACCAGTGTTGCGCTTGCTGCAACACTCGCTGAAGCCGTTACAGATGCGTCACCATCCCACCGTGTAACGCTTGTGATGTAGAGCGGAGAATCAAGCGTTAGTGTGAGGTCATCTAGACTCGCCTTGAGGTTATCAAGGGAGTCTATTGTCCACGGTGGGTAGAGATCGGCCATTACGTCAGAGTGACAGACAGCGATCCAATGGCGATGCGGAACACATCACCAGTAGCGATGGTCTTAGACGCATCCAGCGCGGTGTGATACAGCAGATTCCCGCCAGAGGAAGCATCCCGAAGGCCAATGTAGGCCACCGTGCCCCACGAACCAGTGGCTTGAGGGAACTCAACAGCCGCAGAGTTTGAGGTCGCGCCGTTTGAAGGAGCGGAGAACGCCACGCTTTGACGGGCGTATCCATTCCCGGCCACCTCAGTACCCGTATCTGCATCGGTAGGATCTGTGGTGTATAGCGCCACATAGATCGTTGCAGGACTGGTATAAGAAGTGTTGCGAAGAGTCGCGTTTACAAGCGCGTTCTCCAGATAGTTGGACATTTCAGCCATGTTTATCTCCGAGCGAGTGTCATGGTAAGGGGAACACCTGCGTATTCTCCCCGATCATCAGAAGCAGTGATAGTGTCAATTGCCCTCTGATACAGCGCGGCCCATGTAGCGAGTCGCTCATCATTCATGATGTAAGGCTCCGCCTCTCCCAAAGAGGCATAAAGCAGCGCATCAGGGCAGTTCGCAAGAAACACGTTTGAGGTGTTTGAGTCGCTCAGATAGGCCGGAGCTGCGTAGTACAGCATCCGCACGTTGTAAGCAGAGTCCGGGATCGGAGCAAACTGAAACTCACTCGCTAACAGGGTGTACTTCTTCGGAACGCCCGTGTTTGTTGCGTCGGCATTGCGATAGAAGATATTTGGAGAAAGGTACTCCAAAGCAAAGTTAGGAGTTGTGTTCAGATGAATATCGCGCATCTCCAGAAAATCACTCGGCAGCGATAGCGTGGAGTCGTTAGCGGTCATCGTCGCATTGACGAGCTTAAGCATCTGCCGAATCCGCAAATCCCGGCGAAGGCGATTCTCTGCGAATGTGATGAAGTCAGGAATCTTGCTGGTCAGATCAGACCGAGCTAGATAGTCCGCAACTGCGGTCTTAAGATCAGAATAAGTGGCGATAGCCATCAGACCCTCCCTGGACGGGTGCGGAATGCGCGGTTGTCAGGATTGTTGAGCCATTCCTTGAATCGGGCCTGGTCAACCACATGGAACCCTCGCATGATGCCCTTTTTGTTGAGATCGTCAATCACCACCAAAGGCACAGAGGCGATCTTGTTCCCAAACAATTGATCGCTCCACTTGGCGCGTTCATCGTATGAGTTGAACTGAGCCTTATTGGACTCAATGATCCCACCCACATCCTGCGAACTCTCAATCACGATCCCGCCATCATCAGCGGTGTGAGCCTTGCGCTGGACTACCTTGGTGTTTTTTGCGATTTCGTTGATATTCATGTGAAAAAGGGGGCTGAGTTGCCCCTGCCCCCTTAGTTGTCACCGATAAATCGGCTTACGACAGGTCAGCGATGATGCCGTGAGCGGCTTCGTTCTTGACCTCGAGGGTGTATTCCACCAGCAGCTGAGTGCGATCCGAGTCGCCGTTCTTCGCCAACTCAATGGTCTGGAAGGGACGCAGATAAGCAACAGCAGCGTACTCGGGATCAAGCACAAAGGCCACTTCGTTAGCAGAGTTGCCCGACAGCATGAAGCGGTTGGGAACAACGCTCACCGAGCCGAAGTCCGACAGATAGATGTCGGCAGCGCCGATGATGGTCGTCGGAGCATCCGAAGGAGCCATGTAACGCTGGGCAGCGATACCCGCAAAAGCGGAAACCGTCTGCTTGTGCGCCGGGGTCACCATCAGAATCTTCGGCGAACCACCCGACTCGAACACTTCCTTGATGACCGTCTTGAGTTCGGTCTCAGTGAAGGTGCGGTTCGTGCCGTTCGTGCGAGCGGTCGTGCCGGAAGAACCAGCAGAGCCACCCGAACCGAAGTCGCCGTTCGTCGCCAGCCAGGTCTGGAGGCCACCCAACACACGAGCGGTAGAACCAGCGGTTCCGTTGCTCTGAACGGTGTTGTTCAGGAAGGTGAACTCCATGTCGCGCTTGATCTCAGACGAAGCCTTCGACAGCTGATAGGCCAGTTCCGACTTGCGGCCAGCCTTGTCAACAGCTTGCAGCGTGCCGGTCACGGCAACGGTCTTCTGGCTGATCTGGGTGCGGTTGCCAACACGAGTCGTCGGGCTGAGCGTCGCGCTAGAAGCGTCAGCACCTTCAACTGCGGCGTTAGCAGCAGCAGCGGCCAGGGAGTCAGTCTGCCACTCGTGATAAACGGCAGTCGCCTTGGTCTTGCCGACGGTAGATAGGAATGGCGTATCGGTTGGAGAGATATTATAAATAATATCGCTCAAGTCCTCCCGCATACCAATAGCGGCATAGGTACGAAATTGGGTCATGATATTTCCTTAGAGTAGACGTTCAAACAGGGCCGCAGCATCGGAGACTTTTCCAGACTTCCTCAACTGCGAATGGGCTTTCTTTACTGTTTCGTCTGCCGCTACCTTTTGGGTCGCTGCCGTGCCTGGACGAAGCATCTTCGGCGCTTCACTTACTTTCTTGGTTACTTGAGGCTTCTGGCTCTGTAACTTCGCGTATTGCGCGGCCATATACAGAACCTGAACAGCTCGGGAGTCGTAAGCATTCGCCAACTCTTGATCGGAAAAACCAATCGACTTGGCAAACTCTCGAACCATCTTCTTGACTTCGGTTCCCTTCTCAGGGTGCGCGTAATCAGGAATCACCTCCGCAAGTCGCTGCGCTTCACGCTGAACAGCTTGGGCTAGTTCGGCTTGACGCTCGGCGTTTTGCTGTTGAGCAATACGCTGCTTCTCGGCCTGAACCATCGCAAGTTGCTTCTCGCGCTCTGTGCGCTCGGCTACCTTGACGGCATAACCAATGGGGTCAGTCTCTTTCAACGCCTCGAGATTTTCCCCGGTGTCTTGTTTACTGATGAACTCTTCGATCAGGTTCAGCCTTTGCGCGTAGGCATCTCGCGCCTGCTTTGCCTGCTCTACGGCCATCCTCTCAGCTTCTACAGCTTTACGCTGCTCGGCAAGAGTCTGTGACTTCTTGGTGTAGTCCAGCCCCTTTTGATAACCATCCACCAATTCGTCGAAGGTGACTTCCTTTTCCTCACCAGCGGCTTTCACTCGGAATCGCTGTGGTTCAGGCTCTGCCTCTACTTCTTCGGTTTCAGTTACTTCAGGTTCAGACGCCTCGACTTGTTCTGGTTCCGCTTGAGCTTCCGGGGCGGCTTGTTCAGCTTCCGTCGGCTCCATCAGTCCCAAAAACGCGCCTGCGGCTTCGTTTACCGTCATCGAGACACTCCCGGATTCCGGGGCCATGTTCTCAGCCATTTCGTTCCTCAGTTGTGTCTGAAAGCGTCAGACTCGCATCAGAGGATTTTCCACCGCTTCTTGACCAACTGGTCTTCGGAAGCAATAGCGGAAAAGTGCCCCATTATTTCATCAAGTAAGCGAAGTTTCAAATAGGCTCGCTCACGAATGTCAATTTCAGTCTCATCCGAATTGGTAATAACACTCATAAGTGTTGATCGGATGGAGTCAATCTCCCCAGTAAACCATTCGTCACCGAGGAGGGTTTTAGCGCGTTCTGACTTGTTCAAATTGAAGACCCACGGCTAGGAGTTGTCGGTGTGGACATTGTTCCGGTCATCGGGCCAAGCAGTCCTGGGAGCATAAATGGACGGGGGCGAGCGCCGAATCGACCAGCTCCATAGTAAGGCCCGAAGTAATCATAAGCTCCAGGCATTGTATTGAGCATTCCAAATCCAACACCAGGCACGAAGTCGCCGCGAGGATATACAGGTCTTCCTGCATTCAGAATTGCATCAAAAGCCGCCTGATCGAATTGATTGGCTTGCCCTTGGCCTCCCGCAAGGGTTGTAGCCCCAAGTCCTAGCAATCCAGCCGCAACCAGAGGATTGACGGTTGTAGAGCCTTCAATCTGGCCTGTAGATGACCGAGGAACAGTCACATCTGCAACTGGCACGCCTGCAACCGTACCCGTCAGAACAGGGGTCAGAATCTGAGCCTCTTCGCGCCTGATTGGGCGATCCTCAATCGTGACCGCTTGTGTGGGAGCAAGTGCCCCGACTGCCGCAGAAATTGGTGTGGTTGCTTGAGTCTGTGCGGGAATGGTTGTGCTTTGAACCGGAACCGTTTGAGACAGAAGCCCACCAACCGCAGCACCAGTAGGCGCGGCTGCATTTGTTTGAGCCGGGATAGTGGTTGACTGAACGGGGACTGTTTGTAGCAACCCGCCAACTGCAGCACCAGCGGGAGCCGCTGTCTGCGTCTGCGCCGGAAGCGTCGTTGCCTGAACAGGAACAAGTTGCGAGACAAGGCTTCCAGCAGCCGCCCCAGTAGGAGCAGAGATTTGTTGCTGAGCCGGAAGTGTCGTTGATTGAACCGGAACTGTTTGCAGCAATGATCCAGCAGCAGAACCCAAAGAAGAATCAGCGGGTTGGCTAATCGTTTGACCAGCAACCGTGACTTGCTGACCAACTGCGGCACTAATCAATGCAGCGGCGGTGTCAGGTGAGATTTGCTGTGCGGTCTGCCCGGTAACCTGAACCTGTTGTCCGGCCACAGAAACAGGCTGTCCAGCCAGCGCAGAAACAATCGTGCTTGCCTCATCCGGTGTTAGTTGCTGAGATGTGCCTTGAACTTGAACGGTTTGGCTTGGGGTTAGTGCTGCCCCAATCGCGGCAGCCGGGGCTGTCGCTTGCACCTGCGCCGGAGTGGTTGCCCCTTGAACCGAAACTGTCTGTGTATCAAGGAGACTTGGTGCAGTTGTCTGAACAGGAGCGGTTTGAACAGGAACACCAAGCAGCCCACCCGTAGCAGCGGCTGCTGGCGCAGTCAACAAGCCAGGCTGAACTGCAGTCCCAGTAACCTCAATCGCGCCAGGAGATGCCTGAATCGGGTTTCTGACTTGAGGCTGGTAAGTGATATTGCTTACAAGGTCTTGAGCAGCGATCTGCGTAATTCCCTCAGCAGCAGCAGAAGCAGCCGACTGCGCCACGGTGTTAGAAACACCAAGATCGGTCAATGCGGTTGCGATTTCTGTCGGTGTAAACCCTTGCGCAACCAGTTGATTTGCGTAGGAGAGAGAATTTGCTTGAGTTGCCGCCGAGTTTGCCAATGAGGTAGCCGTGGCGGGATCAACATAGGTCTGAAGATTTGCCGCAATCGTGTTGGCATCTAGGCCAGCATTCGCCATGTTTGCAGCATCAGCAGCAGCAAACGCTTGGTCATACGCTCCTTGTTGGAGCGTGGGATTCACAAATTCTTGGAATCCGTAAGCGGTCAAGCCGCCGAGAGCAGCAGACTTTAGCGCAGACTCTAGATCACCCGTGACTCCATAAGAAGTAAGTCCCGCCCCGGTAGCAGCCGCAAGAGGCGCACTCAAAAGACCAGCACCAGCAGGGCCAAGAATGCCTCCAATGCCAGCAGCCAAGCCAGCCTGAAGCAGTCGAGTTGCGTTAGATGTTTTGCCGAAGTCAGCGTTGTAGTATTGGGGAACGATCTCTTCCCCTGTCGAGGAATACAGGCCGATGGTCGCGCCAATTCCACTAGGATTCATTCGGGTGTATTCAATCGACCCGTCAGGATTGAAGCTGTAAACCTCATTACCTCTAACAATCGGATACGCTGCCCCGATTTCGTATGCAGACCTAATGTTTGCAGCATCTTCAGGCGTAACCAGCGATTGCAGATCAAGCCTGTTTGCCTGAGACTGAGCGGCTTGACCAGAAAGCAGACCTTCCGGCTGTGCTGCAGCACCTTGTGGTGTCTGCATAGTGGCTTGCTGTTCAATCGCTGCCGGAGTTGCGGGTTCTCCAATAGTTGTCCCGGTTCCTTTAACAGTTTTCTTTTCTGGCGGCTTATAGTCATTGCCAAGTGGAGTCCACTCAGAAGATGCAGAAAACAACTGTTTTGCCTCTTCCGATCCTTCTGGAAACCAATCTTCAAGACCAAAATTAACAACTTCACTAATTCCAGGCAAAGACAGTAGCCTGTCGTTATATGCCTTAGTAGCTTCTTCCTCGCCTTTACGCGCAAAGCCTTGAGTAACAAGTTTTACTTCTTTTCCAAGCGCATTTAATTGTGGAATGAAATTTTTTGTCCACTCAAACAAATCATCAGCGGAAACACCCCATCCAAGATAAGGGTCTAGAGCAACAAAGTCAGCACCTGAGTTCTTTACTTCATTCAATAGTTGCTCATTCGTTGCCTTTCCTTGAAAGACAGCATAGGGCGTTATCACAATGCCTGGTCGCTGTCCTTGCTGCCTAGCGTTTTGAATTTTTGCTGCTAAAGCCGCACCAGTTGGGCTGTTTGGATTCCAAAAAAGCTCGTCTGAAACTACTGCTTCATTTCCGCGCTGAAAATAAGAATCAGCGGAACGAATCATGCCTGTCTGGGCATCATTTACGGCATTAGCACCTGTTTGCCAGCTTCCCTCTTGTCCAAAGTTTGTAAACTCAGGGCCGCTTCCTGTTCTGCTGAATAAGTCAGACACATTGAATTTTGTGCCAAGCGACTGATTCCACAAATTTACCGCATCTTGTGGACGCATTCCCTGTGAAACAACCCATTCAATACCGCGACGAGTAGCCTCTGCATCATTCACTCCACCAGAATAAATATAATTTTTGAACCACTCTGGTGAGCCAACAGGAAAAGATTGTTTTTGAGTATCAAACAAGAGCGACTGAGGTTCGTCTTGAAACTCATCACCATCAAAAAGCAGTCTTGTGACCATGATTTACCCCGGAATCTCTACGTTGGAGGAAATGCCTGCGCCGAGCTTTGCAGCCTTGAGTTGGACTTCGGCCTCGAACTCTTGCCTCTTCAGCTCCAGTTCAGCCGCAGCCTTCTCTCGGGCGAGTTGAATCTCAGCCGCCGCTTTTTCTCGCTTGGCTTGAATGTCGGCCAAAGCCTTCTGGCGGTCAATCTCCAACTGGGCCTGAGCCTGCATCATCATCGCTTGGATGGCCGGATCGGGTTGCTGTTGCTGCGGAGGGGGATTGCTCAGAGCCTGGTCGATCTCAGGCGTGATCGGCTTGAAGAAGGTCGCGGAGTCTTTGAACCCTGCGGCCTCTATCATCCTTCCAAGAGTCTCGCGGTACTGAGCCACCGATACAAGAGGATTGGCGGGGCCGAACTGCTGAAGAATCCGCTCCTGCTTGTCAAGGATCATGGCAAGCATCGCCATCTGCTCTTGCTTGTTACCCGTTCCAAGACCGACAGAGATGGTCACATCGTACTGATTCGACCACTCGCGGGGATCCATTTGGATGTACTGACCACGCATCCGAATGATCCGGGGCTTGTCTTGGTACTTGCACAGGAGCTGGAGAATGCCCTTGAAGAGTGACTTCACCCCGGTCTCGGCGAAGTTCCGAGCGATGAGTTCCATCTTGCCAGCAGAGGCGTTCTGGAACGCAGCCACAGCCGTAGCGGTGACGTTCTGCAGGACATTGGGGTCAAGACCCTGCGTGGCATCCGACACCCCCGTGCGCTTTGCCTGGACTGCATCCAGATACTCGAGCATCGGGAAGGCTTGGTTAGCCACAGGCTGAACCGCCATCGGAACCACCGCATTGGGGTTCTTCATCCGAATCACACCACCAGGCGTGGGAGAGATGAGATCGTCCAGGTTGACCTGACCATCCACCGCACCAACTCGGTAGTTGTTCGTCAGATACAGGTTATCCAGCATCTGCCGGGTGATCGTGGACTTCTGAAGCTGCAAGTCCATGACCTTATCCGCGAGGGACAAGCCATAGAACTTGTGCGGGACAGGGATCGGGCAGAGGCTGTGGAAAGGAATGTAGTCCGTTTCCGTTTCCTCGAGAATCTCGCTTCCGGCGTACCAAACCTGGAGAAGCTCGGCCAGACCATCACCATCCCGGTCTGCGCGGATGTAGCACTCGTACACCTCCACATCCTGCATGGCAGGGTCGAGGCTTTCGTCTTGGCTTGGTTGTTCGCCCTCAGAGTACCGCGCCACCCGCTCAGGAGAGAAGCTCAGATCGTCATAAGCCGGGAGATCGCGGACAACCTCTTCAGGAAAGCCCATCGCCACCAGGTCAGACCGAGGCATCAGTCGGCGGTGAGCGACAAAGGGTGAGTCCTGGATCGTTGTGGCCTTCTTGGAGATCAGGAATTCCTCGGGAGGAATGTTCTGAATCGCCACCCGTCCGACTTGGTTCTTCTTGCGAACCTTGACGTTGTAGTAGACCTCCGTTATCTCTACCCCATCCATCCCGATAGCGGGATTGCCTTGGATATCAAGAACCTGCCGAACGATGGTTTCCTGCTCGATGATCTCCCGAGTTCCGTCGGACAGGAGCATCGCCAGCTCTGCATCGCTCAGGTTCTCGTAGGTCTCTTTGATAACGTCAATCTTGTTATCCCAGTAAGCCTTGACCACGCCGACCTTCTCGAGCAGCGCATCTTTGAACCAGTCATGCAGGATGGCAAACCCAGGGTTGTCCTTGTAGAACACCCAGTTCGAGTAGTCCGTGGCTTGGTTCGCGCCTTGCTCATCACCGGGGCCGACAGGCTCATAGCGGATGATGTCATCCGAGGCGGTGAAGATGCGGATCAGTTGAGGAATCGCGCCGTCAATGACCTCTGCCACCTCTCCGGTGACGATCTGGCTTCGACCCTCTACCTCGTTCCCGTAAGGGTAACGAAGGTAATACTCAAGTGACCGGGTTCTCTGCTCGGTTGTCTCCGTTTGGAGATACCCGATCGCTCCATCGATTTCGGCTTCGAGCAGGCTTTTCAGGCTGATTTGATTCATGCTTTTCCTCTAACGCTTTGATGCGTCGCTCCAGCTCCGCGAGTTTGGCGTTGATGTTGCCTTGAGGCTGTACCCACATTAGACCACCCACCTTGTGTTAACGCTAATCGGCTTGCTCCAGTCGCCCTGTTCGTGAATCCCGATAGCGAAGTATCGGAACGCATCGGACGAATGAGAGGCCCAGTCGTGTAGCGGTGTGTCAAAGAATACGTTTCTCTTCTCGTCGAAGTTGCGCCGATAGTTCCTGAGCGCGTCTAGACCCTGCTTCACCTTCGGCACGTTAAACCAGCACTTCGGGAGAATGCGTCTGACGCTCTGGATTCCATCTGCAACTGACAAGCGCGGAGCAACCGTTATTTGTAGCCCTGCCTCTTGCAGCATTTCCTTTCTGCTGCGTCCTGTCCCCAATTCTCGCACTTCTACGTCATGAGGCAAGATGTGTTCGGCTGTATGCCACTTATTCTCTTTGAGCCAGTTCACATACCAATCTAGCCCTTGGCCGTGGTTTTCCACGAAATCCATCACTCGGTACTCTTGTCCGGCCACCTGAACCACCCAGATCGCGGTGGTGTCAGACATCCCCAAGTCCCAAGCGGTGAATGTCCGGGTCAGATCGTCCCGGTCAATGTTCGTGAGCCTGCCCTTCTCCTCCAGGTCGTTTATCAGCG